AAAGTGGTGCTATGTCTGAAGAAGAATCTGATCTTATAGAAGATTATGCAGAAAGAAGGTCTGAGAAACTTTATAATAAATTTTTAGAAAAGGGTGCTGGAAATTGTATGGATGATGCAGGAAAGCAACGATATAAGGAATCTATTAAACAATATTTAAAAGAAATGAAAATGATGGAAGTTATAAATAATAATGATTTGAAATATACAAAATTTGGAAATAGTAATCAAAAAATCGCACTTAAAGATGGAAAGCCAGGTAAAGCATACTCTGAAGAAATTGACGGGATTAAAAAACCTTGTTATATGAAATTTAAAGATGATCCAGGATTTAACTATTCTAAAACTGCAAAAGGTTGTGTAACAGCAACTCCAACAAATAGAAATCCTTCTGAAATACATGCAGAGAAACCTACACTTAAAGGTTAGTGTTTATGAAAACTCAACTACTATGCACATTCGTAAAACGGTCAAACTTAAATAGGACTGTAGATATTATTATAGAATGTAATGATATTCTATACGATAAGGTTTATGTGTTTCAAAATGAAAAAGAACATTCTCAGTTAATATGCACTTACAATGTAGAATACGATGATAATTTTATGGAAGGTATTCAGGATACCATTTCTTTACATAGAAAAAAGCAAACAAATACACTTTATACTATTAATGCACTAAATGAAACTATTAGAAGTTTAAATGAAGGTAAGTTAGATAAGTCATTTCCCGTACCTTGGGAAAATTATCAAAACAAATTACTATTGACAAATGAAAATGGATTGAATATTATACCAACTAGAATTTATACTATTATTGATATAAACACTTGGGAAAATAAAATAGATAACAAATAAAAAAAATTGTTTTTCCGAAAACAACCTTATATATATTACTGTATTGAAAATTAACAACTTAAATTAACAAATAGGAGATTAAAAATGGATATTAATGCAATAAAGAAGAGACTAACTCAGTTACAAGCCACAAACACTAGAACATCTAATTTGTGGAAACCTCAACCAGGAAGATCTCAAATCCGAATCGTACCTTACAAATACAATCCAGATTCACCATTTATTGAATTATTTTTTCACTATGATTTAGGTGGTAAATCTTATCTTTCCCCAATTTCATTTGGTCGTCCAGACCCAATTGAGGAATTTGCGCAGAAACTAAAAACAAGTGGTAATAAAGAAGATTATCGTCTTGGTAAAAAAGTGGAAGCAAAGATGAGAACTTTTACTCCCGTAATAGTTCGTGGTGAAGAGAATGAAGGTGTAAAGTATTGGGGTTTTGGTAAAACCGTATATCAAGAACTTCTGTCAATTATAGCAGATCCTGATTATGGTGATATCACTGATCCTGTAAATGGTCGTGATGTAACAGTTGAATTCAAAACAGCTGAAGAAACTGGCGCATCATTTCCTTCTACTTCAATTAGAGTAAAACCAAATCAAACATCAGTAACAGATGATACTGCTGTATTAAAGAAAATCAAAGAAACTCAGAAAGATATTCGTGAAATTTATAATGAAATGTCTTATGATGAGTTAACTGATATTCTCAATAATTGGTTAACTCCAACTGAAGATTCAGAACAAAATTCTTCAACAGAAAAAAAGGAAACTGTATCTAAAGAAACGAAAAAACCTGTTGTTCCTACTACAGATTCAACAGCGGCTTTCGATGAATTATTTAATAGTTAAGGAGTTCTTAAATGTCAGTTCGTGATGATTTAGCTAGTTCATTAGCTAAAAACTTGAACAATAAATTTAAGGATATGAAGGTAGCATATTTCTTAGATGGTACTGATACTACACCCACTGATATAAAAGATTTTGTATCTACTGGTTCAACAATGTTGGATTTAGCAATTGCTAATAAACCCAAAGGTGGTGTTGCAGTTGGTAGAATTACAGAAATCAATGGATTAGAATCAAGTGGAAAATCTCTACTTGGTGCACATATTATAGCAGAAACCCAAAATATGGGTGGAGTAGGAATTTATATAGATACTGAAACATCTGTAAGTACTGAGTTTCTTGGTGCTATAGGTATTAATGTAGATAATATGTTGTATCTTCATTTGGAAACAGTTGAAGATATATTTCAGGCTATCGAAGAAATTGTAGCTAAAGTTCGAGAATCAGATAAAGATAGATTGGTTACTATTCTTGTAGATTCTCTCGCTGCCGCTTCTACTAAAGTAGAAATGGAAGCAGAGTTTGATAAGGATGGTTGGGCTACTTCAAAAGCAATTATTGTTTCTAAAGCAATGAGAAAAATTACTCAAATGATTGGACGAGAACGAATAGCTCTCGTGTTCACCAATCAACTCAGACAAAAACTCGGAGTAATGTTTGGAGACCCTTGGACTACATCTGGAGGCAAAGCGCTTCCTTTTCACTCGTCAACTCGTATCAGATTAAAAAATATTGGACAAATTAAAGATACTAAAAAGAATACTATCGGTATGAAAATTAGAGCTCAAGTAATTAAAAATAGACTTGGGCCACCTATGAGGCATGCTGACTTTAATCTTTATTTTGAAACAGGTATTGATAATGATGGTAGTTGGTTAACAGTATTAAAGGATCATAAACTTGTTAAACAAGGTGGTGCTTGGTATACTATGTTAAATGAAAAAGGTGAAGAAATTAAATTTCAATCTAAGGATTGGTCTGAATTGTTGAAGAATACGGAATTTAAAGAATATACTTATCAACTTATTTGCGATAAAATAATTCTAAAATATGATGATAATTTTGGAATTGATGATATAATAACAGAAGAAATAAAAGATGAGTAATGGTAGATATCTTTCTATTCTTAATCAAATAAAAAAAAGTGGCGGTAAGATTGACGATGGTAAACCCAATGATAAAGTACTGGTAATAGATGGCTTAAATACTTTTATAAGAGTATTTAGTGTTATACCAACTCTCAATGATGATGGAATTCACGTTGGGGGAATAGTTGGTTTTTTAAAATCAGTTGGTTACGCGATTAAAACCTTTAGACCCACCAGAACCATTATAGTATTTGATGGTAAAGGTGGGTCTACCCGCCGCCGTAAAGTATATCCTGAATATAAGAATAGGAAAAGAACTAAGTATAGATTAAATCGTTCTAATGATTTTGCTTCAGTTGAAGATGAACGGCAGAATATGATTATGCAACTTCAACGGTGTGTTGAATATTTAAATGCTCTTCCCGTAACTGTCTTAACGTTTGATAATATTGAAGCAGATGATACAATTGGTTATATTTGTAGGCAAGTTCTTACTGATTCTGAAATTACAGTTATGTCTACTGATAAAGATTTTTTACAACTGGCGAATAGTAGAATAAAAGTATGGAGTCCAACCAAAAAGAAAATGTATGATGAGAAAGCTGTGTTAGATGAATATGGTATATCATCTCATAACCTTATTTGGTATAGAGTTTTAGATGGTGATAAGTCAGATAACATACCTGGCGTAAGAGGTTTAGGATTAAAAACTATTCAAAAAAAATTACCATTTTTGAGTGAGAATCGTATAGTTAATATTGATGAGGTTATTACAGAATTACCAGAATCTAAAAGTATTATAGAAAGAAATTTTAAATTAATGCAATTATCTGATGTTGATATTTCAGCTTCAACTAAAATGAAAATTCTTAATAATGTTAATAAACCTATACAAAGGCTTATAAAAATGAAATTTCAGAAGATGTTTTTAGAAGATAAGTTATATTCTGCGTTACCAAATTTAAATAGCTGGTTAATGACAACTTTTAATAGATTAAATCAAATGGCAGAGAAATCCTATGGGGAGAAATCGTAAATATTTCACGGAAAAAGAAAAGAAGGAAGCTCAGAGGAAATGGCAAATGGAGCATTATGAAAGAAATAAAGAAATACTTCGTGAAAAAGCAAAAGAGAGATATTATAAAAAGAAAAAAGAGAAGTTAAGTAATGATAGAAAAAAAGGATTATACGGTGAACGATGATTCTACATTATTAAAATTTGGAAATGTTTTTCAGTCAAAGATTATTGCTTTACTCTTAACAAAAAAATCGTTCATTCAAACTATATCAGATATATTAAAACCTAAATTTTTTGATTCAGATTCTAATAAATGGCTTATAGGGACTATTATTGCATATTTTTATGAGTACAAGACAGCACCAACTCTTGAAGTGTTAAAAATTAAAGTAGAAGAATTGGATGATGATATATTAAAATCAGCAGTAATTGATAAATTAAAAATGGCGTGGAGAAATACAGAATCCACAGACTTGAAATTTGTAGAGGAAAAAACTTTAGATTTTTGTAAAAATCAAACTTTGAAAAACGCTATTATTAAATCTGTAGATTTATTACAACATGGAAAGTATGAAGACATTAAATCTATTATTGATGAAGCTATGAAAGCTGGTACTGCTAAGGATATAGGTCATGATTATATTACTGGAATTGAAGAAAGGCTTTCTAAATCAACAAGAGATACAGTTTCAACTGGATGGAATGTTATAGATGAGATAATGGATGGTGGGTTGGCAGGTGGAGAATTAGGAGTTATGGTTGCTCCAGCAGGAATTGGTAAATCTTGGTGTTTACAAGCCATGGGTGCTTCTTCAATTAAAAAAGGTAAAACGGTTATACATTATACATTAGAATTAAATGAAAATTATGTTGGGTTACGGTACGATTCTATTTTCAGTGGTGTTACTACTGCAAATATAAAATTTTATAGAGAAGATGTAGAAAAAAAGATTTCTCAATTAGATGGTAGATTAATTATAAAATATTATCCAACAAAATCTATCTCAGTACAATCTTTATCTGCTCACTTAAAACAACTAGAAATACAGGGAATCAAAGCAGATATAGCTCTTGTTGATTATGCAGATTTATTAATGGGGACTGGTAGTGAGAAAAGGCATATATTAGAATCAATATATGAAGATTTGAGAGGATTGGCTGGTGAGTTTAATATACCAATATGGACTGCTTCACAAGCAAATCGTTCTTCATTAGAGGAAGAAATTATTGATGCAACTAAAGTTGCAGAAGCATATAGTAAAGTAATGATAGCAGATTTTGTAGTTTCTCTAAGTAGGAAAGTAGCAGATAAAATATCAAATACAGGTAGATTTCACGTTATAAAGAATAGATTTGGTATTGATGGAATAACCTGCCCAGCGATGATAAATACTAATGTTGGTAAAATAGAAGTATATGAGGCTAGTTCTAAGAGTGGAAAACAACAACAGTCAAAGATGGATAATTCAGAAGAGTATTTAAGAAAAACTTTAGCAAATAAATATAAGGATATGAATAAACCAGTAGAAGGTTTCGAATAATCTTGAGTATATATTATATTTAGTTATGTGTCCAATGTTACTTGAAAAGATTATAATGGTTAGGAGTTAGTTATAAATGAATAAGTTTCGTTTATCAGAAAATTTTGTTAATAAAT